CCCACCGCGAGACCCTTGTCGCCTTAGGTCGCTTCGCCCGATCCATCCACAAGGACGTCTTCGTCTACAACCTCACCGAGGCCGCCACCCGTGAGCGCGGGCACGTCGTAGTCACCGACACCCGGTACATCAACGAGGTCGTCGTCACTAAGCAGCTGATGAACGAGGTCCGCGGCTGGCGCGTTATCCATCTCCACATCGAGACCGAAGGCGTGGGCCCGGCTAACGACGAAGAGGCCGCCAGCATCCGCGAGATGCTCGAAGGTTGCATCCCGACCCAGACCTACGTCTTCAAACCTAACACCGCCGTGACCCTCCGTGAGGTCGGCAAGTCAGTCGCTAAACACCTTGAACTATGAGCCGCAAAGAAACCAAGCAGCAAACTATCGACCGCCTCCTCGCTGAGTTAAAGGCGCAACAGGACTTGAACGCCCAACTCGCCAACGTGCTGAAGATGACCGAGGACGGTCAATGGGTCGTCATCTCCGAGAAGGACTTGAACCGCTACCGCAACGGCATCGACGCGCTGCTCAAGGCTGGGGATGCCCTGGTTAACTCTATGGGTAAGTTCACGGAAGAAGACGACGCAGTTGAAGCATGGAACGCCGCTAAGACCTCGGACAAGTTCTGATCATGTCCATCCCTACCGACGACGAACTGGCGGAGATGTCGACGGCTTGGGGCGTATCAATCGACCGCCTCCGCTTCCTCGCTACCTGTCCGCATTACGACTCCAAGCCACACATCCGGGTCGACGACTACAAAGACCCGACCGACCGCCACATCGCCAAGGCCATCAGGGAAGCCATCCGTGGCTCCTGGCTAACTGCTGACGCCGCCAAGATTGCGGGCGTAACCCTAAAGACCATTGAGGCCTTCGTCTGCCGTCATGGCATCATCTGGCCTCCCGGCTGTCGGCGCCGTCTCGAGTGGGGACGCGGCACGACCCACACGCACCGCCTTAACGACGAACACTCGAACCTCTTAGCCAAGGGACGGCTCACGATGGCTCAGGCCGCCGCCCAGGGCATCTCCGAAGGGCTAACCGCTACCGAGACTGCCATCAAGTTTGGCTTCTCGGCTCCCGGTATGTATAACGCCGCCGTCCGTCAAGGCCTTCGCTTCCGTAGCCACAAAGAGAAGCACGGGGTCTACAAAGGGAAGCCATCCCCTCCAAGTGTATGAGCAAACTCACAAAGTTCATCTTCGCTTCGGACTCGCACGGGGACATGGCAGACCCCGAGGCCCTCGCGGCGCTGTATGCCTTTACCAAAGACTTCAAGCCCGACATCCGCGTAGCCGGCGGTGATCACTATGACTTCCGCTCCCTCCGTAAAGGCGTGGGCACGGATAAGGAAGGCGCTGAGTCCCTGCAGCTGGACATTGAAGCGGGCGAGGACTTCTTTGCCAAGTGGAAGCCCAACGTCTACCTCTGGGGCAATCACGAACACCGGCTCGACTCTATGCAAGGCCACGGGCAGGCCATCGTCCGAGACTACTGCACCGACCTCAAGGACCGCATCAACCGCGTCGCCCGACAGAACGGTGCCAAGGTCGTCCTGCCTTACCACGCCGACAAGGGCGTTTATCGTCTCGGCCCTGTCGCTATGGTTCACGGCTACGCCCACGGCGCCAATGGGACAGTCGTCCAGGGATTGCACTACGCTCCCCACGGCGGGGCTTTGATACACGGGCACACCCACAACCTCGCAAGCGTCGCCTTGACCAAGCACGGTGGCGGTAACGCCTTCTCCGCTGGTTGCCTATGTCTTAAGGACGAGATGTCCTACGCCTCTCACCGCCTAGCAACCGCCCGGTGGGGTTCGGGCTTCGTCGCTGGGTTCGTTACCGCTGGTGGCGACTACAAGGCTTGGCTCGTCCACAAGATGGGCGACCAATGGATCTGGCAGACAGAACTCAAGACCTTCACCCCATGAGCAAATCCAAGCCCGACGCTCTGCTTCTCCGCGTCATGTCAGCCATCCACAAGACCGCCGAGACGCCCGCTCCAGGCTATCGCACCGTAGCCGAGTGGGCCACGCGCTGGAAGATGTCCCGCAACTCCGCTTGGGATAACTTGGAGAAGGGCATTAAACTCGGCTTCATCGATAAACGCATTTACCGCCGGGCAATCCGCAAAGACGCTAAACCCTACCCGATGCCGCATTACGGCGAAAAGTCTCGACCGAAGAAGACCTAAGCCCCTTAGTCCCCCGCCAACCTCCAAGCCATGGAACAACCTCCCCCCTCTGCCTTAGACGCGGAACGGCATCTCCTTGCCGTCTCAATCGCTCAAGGCCTACCTCTACCCGATGGGCTCATACCCTCCGACTTCTTTGAGCCTCGTCACCAAGACATAGCCGCCGCCATCAGCGGGCTCATCGACGAAGGTACGACCCCCGACGAGCTGACCGTTACGCAGCGCCTCCGAGAACTCGGCTCACCCGTCGAGGCCTTCGCCGTCTCCGACCTATCGACCACCGGGCAATTCATTCAGCCCAACAAGGCTTGGTCGCTTGCGGTGATTAAAGCCCTTAACCTACGCAAGATAGCCGAGCAAGCCCGTGCCGTCCTTCAAGTCGTTAACGAGGCTGGTGCCGACCCCGAGGCCATCCTCCTCGCCCAAGAGCAACTCGCTAAGAGCCTCACGCGTCGCAAGGGCCACGGCAAAGAGACCTCGACCGAGTACTTCGACCTAGACTCAATGATGGCCTTCGACCCTAAGGACGATAACACCGTCCTGATCGGTGCCGACCGCCGTTGGATTTGCCAAGGCTACCCGTTTCAAATCGTCGGCTTCTCCGGCACGGGTAAGTCATCGCTCGCGGTACACCTCGCCGTCCATTGGGCTCTAGGCAAAGCCCCCTTCGGCCTCAAGCCCGTCCGTCCCTTGCGTATCCTTATGGTCCAAGCCGAGAACGACTTTGGGGACGCAGCTGAAGGGCTCATCGGTGCGACCGCTAAACTCGTAGAGCCCGAACGCCGTGCGCTGAAAGAGAACCTTATCTTCGTCCGTCAGTCCGCTAAGATGGGCTTCCCCTTTATCGAGTACCTGGGCGAGATGGTGGAGAAGCACAGCATCGACCTTATCATCGCTGACCCTCTCCTAGCATACGCTAACTTCGATATCGCCGACCAAGCCGAGACGACCGCCTTCCTTCGCGGACCCGGTGGCGTCTTCGAGATGCTTCAACGGACTAAGGCCGCCCTGCTGTATATGCATCACACGACCAAGCCCAAGTCGGCTGACGATCTCGACGCGATGACTCCTCAGCAACTTGCCTACCTTGGGGCCGGCTGCGCTGAGTGGGTTAACTTCGCCCGCGACTCGGGCTACCTGTTCCGCACCAAGGCCAACACCTCGGACGGTCGGGCCGTCTACCGCTTCGGCTTCTCCAAGCGCCAGTCCCGCTCTGGGCTTAAGGACTCGACCGACCGCTTCGCCGGGCACGTCAACCTCTGCCACGCCGAGGACGGGCAAATCCGCTGGGAGTACGCCCCACCCGTGATGCAGGACGGGCAGGCTACCCAGAAGGGTCATTCCAGCCCCTCCAAGGGCTCGCCACGACCTTTTGACTACTAGGTGGCTACCTTCCCCTAGTCCAAGCCCTACCCCCACCTTAAAACGCCTCCATGCCTTCACGGACATTCCGACAGACATTCCGTCCTTACCCTACAGGTAAGGTTAGATACTCCTTAGCCCTTCCCTATGGTCGGGCAGTCGTATCTTTTTATCAACCCAAGTCCTAGGCGATGCCCAACCCTAACCGAAGACGGGCCGTTCCCGCGTCAGTAGCCCAAGGCCTAAGCCTAACCCGGGCACGTCAGAAGGCTTGGAGGGAAAGACCCGAACACATGGAAGCCATACGCAAACGGGCCACCGACCAAGCCAAGGCAGTCAAGGAAGGGAAACACCTTCGGCTACTCCAAGACCTCAAGGCCTTACCTGATCGCATGACACACCAGGAGTTAGACGACCTGTTCCTGAAGTCGTACCTCACTCACAAGCAAGTCACTCGAGACTCATTCTTTAAACGGGTTAAGCGCCGCGGTCTGTTAACCTATAATCCAGCTGACGGCTGCTGGT